CGGTCTATCCGGTCCTGCGCTTTTTTGTTCAGCGGCGCTTCCATCGCGATCAACGCCTCGCCCGAAAGATTGCTCCCGATGCTGAAAAAGTAATGCTTCGGCGTCCGCGTGATCGAACTGATCCCCATGCTCAGGTTGTCAATCCCATCCAAATAATTCTTCAACGCCGTCGCATCCAGTTGCCCGACCTGCGTCTGCTGCCCCATCCCGTCCCCTGCCGGTAATAGCCAGTTCTCATTCGGCGCGTTCTTCAGTTTGCCCAGGTTATCCGCGTTGCTGATGATGTATCGCTGTTTGAACGCCCCATACTCTGCCGCCACCATCATATCCGCCAACAATTTGTTGATCCCGTTCTGCACCGGGATCACGCTCTTCAAATCGCTCTTGGTTGTCCGCTTCGCCAGCCGCAAGTGAAATACCGGCACCTCGCCGTATGGGTTGATCTCGCTCTCCTGGTCAGCCGTGAACGCGTTCGCCGAACTCGGCGTCTTGCTGGTCGCCCGGTAATATTCCAGCCTGTCCGGGTAATACAACGTCATCCGGGTGTTGTCGTCCGCATCCACGTACCACTTTGCCGCCATCCGCTTCACGCGTGGGTTGCCTTCCTCGTAAAACACATGGCATAACCTCGGATCGTTGTAAAACGCCTGTACGATCCCGCTCTCATCCGGCCACGCCACGATAAACGCCTCGCCTGTCACCAGCGCCGCCTCGTGCGCTTCGTCGCTTTCTAGCTTAATCTCCGATGTCTCCCACAGCCGCGCCCACGTCTCGCTCGCTATCTCTGGCGTCTCGATCCCAGTCAGGTTGATCCGGTCTTTCACGCTGTCAATCACCACTGCGCACCAGTTCTCCGTGAACACCGCGTCGAGTCCCTTGAATATCTCCTCCAACCGTTTCGCCGTGTACTGCACCGGCTGATCCCCATCGTAATACGCGAAAAACCGGCTATACCCCTCCCGCTTATCATTCAATGCCTTGAAAGCCTTCTCTAAATCAGTCGCCATTGTCATCCCTGATACGACATCGCTTCCTTCATCACCCTGCCATTCAACTTCCCGAACCCCCAGCTAACCACGTCCACCTGGTCGTCGTACCGCCCCCTCGGAAAGCTGATATGCTCCTCGATAAACGCCTGGTTCCACCCCCCCCGCACCAGCCGCACCTGCCCGCCCTGCAAAGCCGAACTCCACGGCCCCGCCCGTACTTCCTTGTCGCCGGTCATCGGCTCGAACCTGCCTGTCAACCCCTCTTTCGCCAGCAACCGGTTGGTTGCCATCGCGCTATCCAGTCCTGCGCTCCCCGGGTCCTGCTGGTGCCAGATCATCCGCATCGGTCTGCCCGTTTCCCGATCCGCCTTCATCGCCGATCGCATCAGATCATCCCGCTCCCCTGGCGTGCATTGTCTGCGAGCAATGTTCTCCACATACACCAGGTCGTCCTTTGTGCGGCTCATCACCGCCCCGCACGCGTAATCCCCGTTCCCAAGCTGGCTGCCAGCCTTGTCCCAGAACCACATCCGGCTAACGATCTCCTCCGCCTTCGGCGCCGTCTCCACAATCGTGAACCACTCCCGCCGGAAAAAGTTCCCTTGCCTGCTATACGGCGATTGCTGGTACAACGCCTGCCAGTCGTACTCCGAGTTCAACCGGTTGCGCTCCAGGTCGTCCTCGTTATATTTCTCCGGCCATAGCGCCTGGCCTGGTCGCCTGTCCAGCGGGTCCCTTTCGTTTACCCATACCCCCTCTAACATTTTCTGTTTTTGATATGCGTCGAACTCGTCGAACGGCCGCGCTTCCGCTTCCTCAGCGATCGCTGGCATGCACAACACCACGTACTGGTCGAATTTCGGGTTGCTCGCCATCGCCTTGAGCAGTCTGCCCGCCCAATCGTCCGCGTGCCACCGCGTCAACGATCCAACCACCGCCGCCCCATCTTCCAAACGGGTATAGGCTGTGGATGTCCACCAGTCCCACACCGCCTCCCGCTGGTTTTCGCTCTCCGCGTCCTCCCGGTCTTTTACCGGGTCGTCCACCAATAGCAGATGCGCGCCCGATCCGGTGATGCCGCCCCGCACGCCTGCCGCCTGCATCCCGCCCCGCTGCGGCGCTGCCAGGTCCCAACTCTTCACGCTGCGGCTATCCTCGCTCAGTTCAACCGGCGAATCGTTGTTCGCCAGGTTTCCGAATAGCGCCCGGTACCGGTCGGATAACACAATATCCCGCGCCGCGCGGGAAAACTTGGTCGCCAGATCCAGGTTATAGCTGGTCAGAATGATTCGCGTGTCCGGCAGCCTGCCCAACACCCACGCCGGGAAGTGTCGGCTCATCTGCTCGGATTTTCCATGTCGTGGCGGCTCCAAGATTAATAACCGCCCGATCCCCGTTTTCCCCCTCGTCCGTACATACGTCTCGACCAGTTCCAGATACTGCCCCACCAGCCGGTGATGCCGCGCTGGGCGATAATACGGCGCGATGTAACACGAAAAATCCACCAGATGCCGCCTCGCCTTTTCCCTGCGCACCCGCTCCGCCAGCGCCGTCTCCTGCTTTACCGTCAGCGCATTAGCAACGGTCATTTTCCCCCTCCACCAATTTCGGCGATAACCCCATATCCGCCAGGCGCTGGATTGCCACCGCCACATACCCCGGCGAGATTTCAATGCCGCGCCCGATGCGGTTCATCCTCTCGCAGGCGACGAGAGTCGTGCCGCTGCCAAGAAAGATGTCTATAACAACATCGTCTATGTCTGTATGATTGGCAATCGCATTCTCTGGCAGTTCGACCGGTTTCATCGTCGGGTGATCGGCGGATGCTCGCGGTTTATCAACATTCCAAACCGACGTGTGGAACGCGCCCGCTTTGTTCCGTTTATGCGTTTTCATCCAGGTGAAAAGAATCGGTTCGTGCTGGTATTCGTAGTCAAGACGCCCCATGCTGAATGTCGGCCCATTTTTTACCCAATTCAAAATGTGCCTCACCTCTAAGCCAGCCTTCATCATCATCATCATCATCATCATGCCAAGTTGTCCCCCTTGCGGAGCGCAAACAAACACCGAGCAATCATCCGCTAAAAACTTCTTTGCCTGCGAGAATGCGGACAATAGCATTTTCTCTAAATCTTCTTTGTTAAAATCGTCCGCATCAATGTTTTCTAAATTCCTTCTGTAAGGCTGGAAGGAATTTAGAAAACGATTTTTCGCTCCGATGCTTACGCCATAGGGTGGGTCGGTAAAAAGGCATGTCGCCTTGTCGTCTCCCATCAGCCGTCCAATTACCGCCGCGTCGGTGCAATCGCCGCAAATAATCTTGTGCTGCCCAACTTGCCATAGCTGCCCTAATTCTACGCCCAACTTGACGCGTAATTCCTCAGTCTTATTAATCTGTGGTTCTGGGTCTGCTTTCTTTCCCCCCGTTTTCTCTATCAAATATTTCAGCGCTTTCTCGTGTAACCCGCTTGCCTCCAAAAACTTTTTTGCTTGCAGATCAACCGCCGTTTCATACAACTTTCCAAGATCGAATACCGCCAGCGTTTCTGCCAGGTCGAGCTTTCCTCCCTTCATTTGGGTCAGGTTCAGCCGGATCGCCAGCGCATCCTCTTTACCCGCCGGGCACTCGATATAATCCACCGGCGCCATCCATTCTCCCTGTTCGTTTACAATGATGTTTTCCGGCGCCGAAATTCCCTGTTTCATCATTTCCGCTAACGCATCCACTCTCCCATGCCCAGATACCATGTTGCCGGTAATTCTGTTTATGATGATCCGGTCCACAAATCCAAATTCGCTCAAACTCCCGCCGATGTCTTGTACATCATGCAGCTTGGAGTTTTGGGGCAGTTTTTTTGCCGCCTTGACTTCCAACAATCCCGCCTCAATCATCCTTTTCCTCTTTCGGCTGTTTGAGCATATCGCCCAATTCACCGGCGATTCTCTCCAAATCTGCATCACTTAATTGGCTCAAATCTACATCGCACCCAAGTTCTCCAATCTGCATCTGGCTCTTGGGCGTGTAATCTCCAGTTATCTCTAGGAATAATTTTCGGTCATTAAAGCTCTTGTAATCCGGTTGGATCGCTACCGCCACCAACGCCGTCAATACCTCTTTCCGATGATCCCACAGCGGCTTGGACTGCATCATCATGACTACCGTGTCAATGCTGTTGTATTTCCGCCTCCACGTATAGATCACCCTCGGGCTTGTCAACCCTAAAATGTCCGTCGCCAATTCCTGCAACGTCTCCGGCCACCGCCCAATCTTCGGCGAGCTTGCCCAGGCGATATAGCACCCCACCCGCCACGGCCAGCCTTGCTCCCGCAGCGTCAGGTAATCCGCCAGCCACTCCGGCGCCTGGTGCGCCGCCCGCATCTGTTCGATCCGCTCCCCAAATCCGCTGGCCGCTGCCTCGCTGATCTGCCTCGCCGCCTCCGGTGTGATGGCGCGTTCAATCGCGTCCTCCTCCGCCTCATCCATCGGCAGGTCGAACTTCAATTGCAGATCATTCCACTTCGTGATCGTCATAATCCTATCCGCCGCCCAGGTGCTGTTTCAGCGCCTGATACGCTGCCGTTTGCTTCCCATGCGCCACCAGATCGCTGCACATCCAGCCGTTGTTGTGCAGCGGATACCAGATCGCCATGCTAACTCTCCCGCAATAATTCTCGATCACGTATCGCATATACTCCGCCTGTTCCGCCCACCGCGCCGCGTGCTGGCAGACCATCCCCGGCAGCAACAGACTCTCATATCCCCGCAGCGGCGCTTCGATCTGCGCCCCCAGCCTGGCCGGGAACCGGCTGTCGTAATCCTTCACGACCACTGGCAGGTAAATATCGTTCATCGCCTCGTCCACAATCTTCGCCAGCCCCATAACCACGCGCACGCCACACATAACGGCAAGAGAACCAACCACCGCCAGCCAAAGTCCTGCGAGAACAGACATTCCCCGCCGCGCCTGCTCACGTCTGCTCCGGTTTATCAATCGCCACGCAGCACTCCCCTGCCTCGTCCAGCAGGCGCTGCAATGTCCTATACGGCATCCACACCGGTGGATACGCGCTGCCCCACGAATTGACCAGCCTCACCGCCTGGCGTCTATCGCTGATCGCGTATGCGCAGATCGCATGTCCCCCCAACAGTTCCCCTAAAAACTTCATCGTCCCGATCCACCGCTCCCTGCCCTTCGTGATCGGCGTCATAAAGTCCTTGTACCAGTTCACCCCCAACACCACGCACCGCTCCAGGTTGAACGCCTCTCGCACCTGGTCAACCGTCCGGCACCAATAAAAACTTTGGATTCCGTCCCGGCTGTCTGGCGCGTCCTGTTTTTTGTCCGCATTGACCCGCACGTGGCCTTGCGACCGCAGCGCCGAGAAAGCCGCCCATACGTAACTGCCGATGTCGGCTGGCGGGTCGGTGCTTGGGTCCTTATCGTACAACCGCGCCTGGTAGTACATCCACTGCGCGTTGTACCGGTATTGGTTATAGATGCTCATCATCCACGACGCGCTATACCCCGTACACGCGTTGCTCTTCCCCTGGTCATACCATGCTCGATAGCTCGGCAGGCGCATCGTTTTCTCGATCTCCGCCACCGGCTGCACGCCCAAGCCTGCAAACGCATATTTCCGCTCATGCGCCCGGTCTTTCGGCGCTAATCGCCCAAATTTTACGATCATAATTCGACCTCCTTCTGCGCCGTCTCTCGCGGCCTCTCTCCCGGTCTCCAACACGGCTTCAGCCGGTTGTCCTCCAGTTGCCGGATCAATAGCTTGATCCCGTCCAACAGGCTGTCAACGTATGTCTCGACTTCATCAATCCGCCGTTCCAACACTCGCCTGGCCGTGCGCTCGGTTGCGCAATCCGTCGCCAGTTGCGTCGCCATCTGTTGCAGCTTCGTCCCCCAATCCGCCTTGTCCCGCTGCCGCTGAAAGATCACCGGCGCTAATCCGGCCCCGGATACCAGCGCCGCCACGATGATAGAAACAACCCAATCAGGCATGTCTTTATGTCCCGCGTAATAGCTCTAACCCGATCATCGTCAACGCCGCCTGGATATGGATCGTCAGCGACCAGGCGTTGATCGTCTCTGCCCGGAACGGACACTGCAACAGTCTGACGCAATAAAAAATAGCCAGGTGGGATAGATAGATGCCCGCTGGCGCCAGGTATAACGCTCGCCGCCTGTCTCTCGCCGTCGCCCAGATCGCCGTCGCTAATCCGGCCAGGCTGACGACCAGACCGGCCACCCGCAATCCAATCACTTCTTAGCGGCCAGTGTTAGCTGCGCCTTCGCCAGGCTGGTTGCGTTGATGTCGTCAACCGTATAGGCCGCGATCAACACCGCAAACATCGGCTGCATCGTCGTCACCAGGAACTTCACGTCGTCCGCCGCCATCCCGCCGTACTTACCGACGAAATAGAAAACCAAACTCACGACCACGTCCAACGTCAACGTCCAAAACCGTCTGCTCTTCCAAATTTCCGTTTTCATCTGATCCTCTCCTCTTCGTTAAACGAGAACGCCCGGCATCCAATCTTTCTGGACACCGGGCGCTCATCTCCGATCCTGGCCGGACCATCTTGCCCGGCCTGCTTATGTGGGGTTTGACCCCATTAATAATAATCGCGTGAACTCAGGCCGTTGGGGATGTCTGGGGGAGAGACACGACCCAAGTTCCCTTAAATTTTAAAACCAAATCCCTACTTTGTCAATAGACTTTTTTCCCTTTGCCATCTGATTACTGGTTACTGCCTACCGGCTGCCGCCAACACGTCCTCCAAATCTCCTGTCGCCACACTTACCCGCTCCGCCCCGCTATTTTTCGCCTCCCACAACAACCGCTTCACCCGGATCAACGCATCCTCCTCCACCGGCGGCGCATCCTCCCCAGGAAACGGAAACTTCGTCATCCATACATCGTGATCCAGTTTTCCATTCGGCAGCCCAAACCTTGCCCCCTCTACCATTGCGTCCTGCCAGATGAACGGTTTTTCTTTCTTCCACACGCTGGGCAGCAACGGCTTTTCAACCCCCCAATGCGCCACCCACAGGTTATACCGGCTCATCTTCGCCGACCGGAATATCTGATTTCCAAATCCAACATTGGTGTAGATCGCCGGGTACCCGAACGGCGCCAGCCTCGGCCTGGCCGCCATCCAATCCGTCAACCGCATCCCGATCACATCCGTTACCGCCTCGCTCGGCATAACATTGTTATACATCTCGCAGTCAATCGCTGGCGGCAAATCGAAATCGAAATCCCCCATGCACTTGATGAAAAACTCCGCCTGTTTGATCGCGTTCTCCATATTGGCGAAGTGGTACGCCCCCACCTTCAACCCCGCCTGTTTCGCCGCCGCCCGGTTGACCTCCCCGCAGGAATCTCTATACGTCGTTCCCTGACTATGCTTGATATACACAAACCGCATCCCCGCCCCTACCATCCGCCCCCAATCAATCACTTGCCCCTGCCACCTGCTTATATCGCATCCAATAATCATTCCATCCTCCGTTTCACCTTGTCTCTTGACCACTGCCCTATGACCACTGACCTCTGACTACTGGTTACTGCCCTCCCCCTCCGCCTCTTCGCCTCGATCCGCCTCCCCATCTCCTCCAGCCCCCCAACCCGCCCCTGCAAATGCCGCACCGCCTCCACCAAAAACCACACATCCGCCGGACGCATCATCACACACACCCCCAGCCTCTCCGCCGCCGCCAGATACCGCTCCACCGCCGCCGTCATCTCATCAATCTCCGTCATCCACCGCCTCCTCCCAATCTCTTCAAATCCTTTCTTTCTACTACCACCACGGATATGGGTTTACAGTCTGCGTCGCCGTCGCTTCTATCGTCGGATACGCCGCCCACGTCGCCGTTGGCTGCTGGCCGTCGGCTGTCGGCTCCGCTGTACTGATCGCCGTCGGCTCTGGGCTGTCGGCTGTCGGCCCTGGGCTGTCGGCTGTCGGCCTCCCCCCCACCTCCGCCCCCACCTTCAAACACCGCACCTGCCGCATCTCCATCCCATTCGTCCCAAACTTCAACGTCCAACACGCCAGCCCCTCCGGTCGCAAAGCGCCTCCACACATCATCAACCCCAACCAAATCAAAATCAACACCCACATCCACTTCATTCTCACTCCACCCCTACCAACCTTCTCCTTCTTCATCGCCTCATCTCCTTCTCCATCCGCTCCAGCTTCCTCATCACCCGCACCCACGCCTCCCGCTTCTCCCTCGACAACCGGTCAAACACAGCCATCACCGCCAACGCATTGATCCGCCAGTTCACCAGCCCGATCAACATCTCCATCTCCGCCCGGTTCAACCTTCCTCCCGCGCCTCCATGAACACCAGCTTTATAACGCGCCCCCTCAATATCTTCAACACCTCCGTCCACTCGGTCACAGCCAAACGCCGCCCCCTTTGCATGTCGAACATCTTTACCCATAACTCCTCCGTCGCTTCCTTAATCACTTGATCCCGCGCCTTCATCGCTGCCTCCGTTCACTATCCGCTTCTACCCTGCTTGACTATCGACTGTCGGCTGTAGGCTGTTGGCTTTCCCCCTGTTGGCTTTCCCCCTGTTGGCTCCCCCCCTGTCGGCTCTCCAACAACCTCCGGATTGCCTCCTCCCCCGGAAACCACGTCCGCACCCGCCCGCAAATCGAACACCGCACATCCGCCGCATACCCCTCCACCATCGCCATCACATCCACCTCCTCCAAATCCTCCCCCGCCTCCTGCATATAAATCGCATTCCGGTACAGCGCCAGTTGCCGCACCCCGCTCCCGTTCCGCACCACCATCCCCAACGCATGTTCCCCGCTGGCGCACCGCCACACCCGCGCCTCACGCCGCTCCATACTCACCCCCTCCCTCCCCCCCCTGATTACTGCCCTCTGCCTTCTGATTACTGGTCACTGAACACTGACCACTGCCACACCTCCCCTCCGGCCCCCACCACCACAACATCACATGCTCCACCCCCAACTCCTCCTCCCGCCAGCGCATCCACGTCTCAGCCCGGCAGCCCATCTCCTCGCTCGCCCGCCGCCGGATCAAATCCTCCACATCCACCGCCCCACCCATCCGCATCACATGGACAGAGTGCAACCCCACCCGGCTCACCCTCTCATCCACCACCACCTCCTCGCTCATCCTCCGCCTCCCGCCTGGCACGCCTTACACCCTACCGCCTCCGCATACCACACCCGGTGCGCCTCGCACCAGGCCATCGCCAGATTGATGCACGGCCCCGTGCATCTCATCCCCCCCGCCAAATCCTCCCGCCGGATCGCCGCCACCACCCCGCCCCCCGCCAGCGCCCCGATCACCCACCCCGGCCCGCTCTGCGTATTCACCTTATCCATGAACCTCATCACTCGCCTCCAACTTCTCTCTGATTGCCTTAGCGTCAAGACCTGCCATATCACAATGATCTTCAAACAATTGCGAACCAAAATATATCTCCAATTCGTTATGCCATCTTCTTCTATGCCGATGCTTCCAATCCTTAATCGTTAATAAAATGATCTCCGACGCCAAAGCCGCAAATGGATCATATTCACTATTCACAAAATTCCTCCTTCGCGCCCTTCGCCTCTTCGCGGTTAAATCACATCTTCCCTACCGCTCAACCGTTTTCTCAACTCCCCCACCGGCATATCCCACAGATCCCGATAATGCCGCACTGCCTTTACCTTCGTACACCGCGCCGTCACATGCACCTCCCCGCACAACTCACACACCGGCGCCGCCCCCATCGCCGGAAGCCCCAGCTGCAACCGGATTTTCGCCTCCTTCGGCTCATGCCCATCCACCGCAATCCGGTACGCCATCCCCCCCGTTATCCCCATCTCCGCCCCCACCGCCCGCCAGTTTTTGAGCCGCTTATACGCCTTTTTAACCACACGTCTCACACTACCAAAACTCGCCATACTGCCCTTCCTTGCCCTGTTACAAGCCGTAACAACAATATCCTACCGGGTCTTCACAACCCCAAACAACCGCTCCAATTCCGGCCAATCCTCCCCCCTCAACACCTCCCCGGCGTGCGCCGTCAAAAACTCGAACCGCTCCCGCTTCACCTCCAAAGCCGCTCCCCGCTCCGCTTCGTACCGGCTGCGCCCCTCACTGCGCGTGCAAACCGCGTGCAAACCCGTGCAGACCCGTGCAACCCGTGTGCTACCCACCCTCCCCCCCATCCCCCGCTAGGGTAGGGCGCCGGATGCTCACCGTCCCCACCTCCAGCGCATACATCAGCGACCGCACATCCTCATACCCATCCGCCACAAACGTTCCAACCCCAGGGTTCGTCTGCGCCGCCCCCGCCGCAATCATCGCCTCCACTACCTCCTGCCACTCCCCCGAAGACCACCCCGCCCGCCGCCACCCCGGTATCTGATCCTCCTCCGGATCCGCCATCTTCAATAACTCCAACGCCCGCCAGTGCAGCCTGCTATGTCCTCCCCGCGCTGGCCTGCTCTCCATCACCCCCGCCCCGATCCGCAGCGCCGCCGGAAACTCGCTCCCCCCCTCCTCCGCCTGCCGCCTCGGACGGTAATAACTCGCCTCGCTCAACAGCACTGGCCTGGCTGCCCCATCCACCTCCATCCACGCCACCGTCCCCGCCCGCGTCTCATAGATCGCCCGCCTCCGGTCCGCCCACTCCAACCCCCACGCAAACAGCGTCGGAATCCCCCGCCATAACCCCATCGCCATACCCAGCGCCGCCGTCAGCGCCAGCCCATAATACAGCCAGTTCAAAAACTCCAACCGCGCTTCCCTCCGCCGCGCATCGTTAGCCGCCGCCTCCAGCGCCTGGCTCGTCTGCGTCGCCAGCGCCGCCTCCCCCCGCGCCGTCGTCGTCGCCGCCCTTGCCCGCTCGGTAACCGTCGCCTCCCCCGCCTGGCTGGTCTGCTGGGCATACGCGGCCGCGCTCGTCGCCGTCAACTCCAACGCGAACGCGGCCTCAGTCTGCCTCGCCTGGCTGTCAACCCGCGCCTGCTCCAGATACGCCGCCTGTTGCTCCAGATACCCCGCGTCCTGCGTCGCCTGCAAAGCCGCCTGCCCCGCCGCAATCAGCGCCCTCGGGTCTCCGCCCATCCCCGCGCACCCCGCCGCGCCGACCGCGCAGATCGCAACCGCCCAGATCGCCGCCAGGCCTCCCCGCATCACACCACCGCCCTCATCAAAATGACCAGCGCATACGGTATGAGCCACTCCCACCGCAGCGTCCCGCTCGCATCGTACTGCCAGACGCAATAGCACGTCCACCCGACCAGCGTCATAGCGATCCCCAACGCCGCCAGGTCATGCCGCCGTTGGTAAGTCATCGTCGCCGCCTCCCGCCGATCTGTGCCTTAACCGCCTCGACCAGCCCCACCGCCAGGAACAGGATAAAAACAATCACGAACCCATCAACGGACATCATCATGTTTATCTCCGCCGCCTAATATTCAGGCGCAGCTTCGCCCGGCTGGGGCCATAGACGACTACGGTTTGGCGCAATCGCTCATCGTAGTGATAGGCTCCGGCATTAGGATCCTTGCTTCGATCTGAGACATGTTCAGCGTGCGCTTGTCCGTAGGAAAGCGCAGCCATCTCCTCGTCACTGTGCGGCATATCTTTCAAGTCGCCATCTGGCATATTTTCGAACATTTCGTTTATTGCATCATTCAACCAAATACAATGTTCTTCAAATGACCTGTATTTACTCATATCCTTCCATCCTTTCTCATTACACTCACAAACCTTACTTATTTTGAAAGGCCACCCCCTCTGGCCTCTGACCACTGATTACCGATTACTGACCACTGGCGCCGCCACAATTCGGACAAACCTTGTCCGGTCGGTGTATGTATGTACATTGCCCTTTTTCACCCCCCCAACGTACATTAACTGACCCCTCAGCCGTCCCACCCAAGACAAAAAAAACCGTCTCGCTCTTATACAACATACACAACATACAAACATACACTCAAAACCAGCCCTTTTTGCCTCCTTCCAGACCGCTATCCAGGTCAGATAACCCACAAAATACCCATTAATGTATGAATGTACATTGGTGTACGTTGCTAGAGCGCGATGGATAAATTTTGTTTTCTCCCCGCGTGGCAAAATTTCCCCTTCCTCCACCGCCTCCCAGCCTTCCAAAAAATAACAAATTAACCCCCACACACCCTGGCAACGTACACTAACATACATACATACATTAATCATTCTGTACCTAAAACCGTATCTCATCTTGCTTCGCCTTCTGTGTCTTATCCGCTGCCCCACCCATTGACGACAACTCAACAACCTCGACCTTTGCGTTCGGATTGACCCCATACCGCTTCGCTAATGCCTGCATTTTCATTTCATCCCAATACACCGGGAAACCCTTCCCGATCCGCTCCCCAACGAACAATTGCAGTTCGTTCCGGATCAAACTCCCCGCCCCTCGCGCTTGCACTTCCTTATTCTTTTTCTTTTTATTCTTAGCGTCTTTCTCTTCTTCCTCCTCGCCTGCGCCTAGCGCGTTCTCCTCGTCTATAATCGCGTTTACCCGTTTCGCCACATCCCCGATCATCATATATTCATCTCCGCCTGGCATGACTTTGACGAATTTCTCCCGCAGCGTTTCGTTGGTGTGCATCTGCCACATCGCCTCCACCACCCGCGCTGTAATCGTCATAGACCTGGTCAACACCATCTCCTGGTTATACGCCCGCAAAAACTTTCTAATTTCGTCCAACAGCGTCTGATCTTCCTGCGCCAGCGCCAGCAGCGGCATCGTCACCTGGTTCAACCGGCTGCTGATCTCCAAGTCCATCAGATCCTCGCTGATCTCAATTTGCGGTTCCCACACCATCAAACGCCATCTCAGCAGCAGGTTTCTGATCGCCCTCGCCCGCTCCCTAAATGTGTCGTCAATGTTGAGTTTGATTCCGTTAGCCTTCAGTTCCATCGGCTCTCTCGGCATAATCTTGATCGTCAGACACCGCGACGCCACCGCATCGTCCCTAAAATCCTTGCGCATAGCAATCAGTTTCGGGCAATATGTCTCGTATGTCGTTGGCTCATACGATTTACCCGCCTCTGTCATCACCTCTTCCAGCCGCCAGATCGGGTTGCCGCGCATCGCTCCCAGGTTCAGGAACTTAACGATGTCGTTTGACATATCCCCACCATCATGCAGATCCGCCTCATCAATGAACACTGTCCCCCGAAACATTTCCGTTGCTCGGAAGAAACTCGCTGCCGTCCCCGCTCCGCTGGCCGTCATTAGCCGGTAGCACAGATGCCCCACTCGCCGCATCAACTCGCTTTTCCCCGCCCCCGCCTCGCCGGTCGCCCGCAGATATGGAAGAGCGTTGAAACAGTCGTATACCCAGGTCATTAAAACGTAATAACTGATAATTCTTGATAAATACTTGTTCTCCAGCAGGTAATGGCTGTTGACGAACATCTCCACCAGCGTTACCAATTCCTTGATGCTCTTCGCCGCCCCGATCTCGCTGGGAAACAAAACCGCCCCTTTTTTCATAAACGCGTTCGGGCATTTCGGTACATATCGTTTCCCTTCGATGTCCAAAAACTCCGCCGTCCCAATCTTCTTGTCCGGGTCCCGAAATGCCAGTCGCGCCTGCTCTGTAGCTGGGTCATATAGATATTCCACCAGCCATCCCCCGATCATCCCCCCCATCGTTTCGATGATCTTGACCGGCTCTTCCTCGCTCTCCTTCGCCGCCCCCTTCAAAATGTCCGAGAACTCCCGCACCCCGATCCCCAGCTTCCCGATCAGCGACTGCCGGTATGTCGCCCGCTCCACCCGGTCCATCTGGGCGATCAATTTGAATGCAACTTTGAACGCCTCGTCCCTCTCTCCCCCTTTCAACCGCCCCGCCCACACCGCGCATTCCTCCGCCATCGTCAGCGCCGCCCCCAACCGCTCCCGCGCCGCAACTTCCTGTTGCGCCGCATCTTCCTGTTGCGCCGCATCTTCCTGTTGCCCCGCCTCGCCTCCCCCCGCTCCCCCCTCCATCTCGCCAGCAGCAGCCTCCGCCCCTGCCATCCCCCACCGCAACCAGTCGTTCGCGTCCTTCCCCATCTGCCCCTGTGGCCCCGTACTCTCTGGCCACCTCACTACCCGCCCCATCGGCCCAAAAAACGCCCCCATCGGCCAATCGTTATCCTTGCCTCGCAGCGCCCTCTCCCCCGCCTCATCCGCATCCATCCCCAGGTACAGCCTGCTATGCCGCTTCCGCAAATCCTTCAGCGCCTTTTCCTGATCCTGGTACGCCGTCCCCATCAGCGCCACCCCCGCCAGCCCCCACTGCCCCAGCGTCACCGCGTCCGCCGGACCCTCCACCACCACGCATTCCTCCGCCCTCGCCCCATACGCGTGGTTGTAATACGGCTGCCTCTCGCCAGCCAGAATCACCGGCAAGTTATAACTCTTGACCTCCCGCCCCTCTTTATTGACCTCCGCCCCCAAAATATTCCGCGCCGAAAAATACACCACCCGCCCGTTGACAAAATGCGGGTATACCAACCGCGTCTTATAGATCAGCGATGGGATTAACCCCATCTCGATCCAGTTGGGCTGTTCCTCGATCTCCACCCCCCACTTCCTCGCCCACCCCCTCACATCCCCCCGGTAACCGATAATCGCCGCCGCCTGTGGACATTCCGCGTCAACCTGGTGCAGCGAAAATTCGCCTCTCAAATCCGCTAAAGCAGCAGTACCGCGCCCCGAAAACCCCAACCCCGCTTCCCGGATCGTCTCATCCGTCCACCCCCGCCCCCGGCAATATGCCAATGCCGCCTCATCTTCCCATAACCATCTCGCCATTGCCTGCTGCGCCAGCCCAAACACCGTTTCCTTCTGGCGCGTCAATTCCCGCTTTGCCTGGTCTTCACGTCCCCATCTCGGTTCTGGCAGGTGCGCCCGCCGAGCCAAAAACTCTACCGCCCCCTTGAAATCCCATCCATTCCGCTTCATCACCCACTCGATTACATCCCCCTGTTCGCTCTTCTTGTTCCAGATATACGTCTGATTGCGCGTATTGATAACCAGGCTATCATGCTCCCGCCCCCGAACATACTTCCCCCGCCGGTTTTGGAGTGGAAAACCCATCTCCTCCACCACGTCCTCTATCCGATTTTCAGCTTTGATTCGATCAACAATGTCATCCATAGACCATCAACCAAACGTTTCTACAAAATTGCTCCGATTATTAACGCCCATCGCCCTGGGCGCCCCCCACAACCT